TGAAAATAATGGAACTTCTGTTGGAACAGGAATTACTGCTATCAACTTCAGCACCAATGTAACTGTAACTGCTAGTGGTGGTATTGCAACTGTTACTGCCTCCGGTGGAGGTGGTGGATCATCATCATTTGCTATTATTGATGAAGTTGAGAGTTATTCAACTGGTGGAGGATCTTTCATCTCTGGAGCATGGCAGGATAGGGACTTAAATACTGTTACTTCTGATGATGATGATATTATTGATTTAAATAGTAGTACAGGAGAAGTGACTTTAAAAGCAGCTGGTACATATAAAATTGATTTTAGAGCACCAGGTTTTAGATGCGATAATCATGTTACAAGGATTTTAGATACATCTATAACTCTTGTTAGAGGTAGAGGGTCTTCTGCATATAGTCAAGATTCTAGTTTTTATGCACAAACTAATAGTATGGGATCTACCATATATACAACAACTGATGTAAATCAAAAATTTAAACTACAACATAGATGTACTATAACCCAATCTTCAGCATTTGGTATGGGTAATCCACATAATGTAAGTGCTATTGGAAATAATTACTATTCTCAAGTCATAGTTACGAAGTTATCATAAATATTCATAAAGACTCTCATGAGCAAGACTAGACAAATTGCAAATATGGTTTCTAGTGGCACTGATGCTCGCATTAACATCCCCACCTTTACAACCGCACAAAGAGATGCTGGGTCTTTTGATGCTGGGTCAGTAGTATATAATTCTACTTCAACTAAATTAGAATTTTATAACGGAACTTCTTGGCAGCAGTTGCCTGGTATGACTCTTGGTCTTACTGTAGCACTTGACGGATAAGTTTACCTAAATATTTAAGTCTCTTTTTTGCAAAATGAAAAAATATTGCCGACTTTGTAAAAAGAAAGAAACAAAATCACAATGTGGTTTTGGTCCTAAGATGTGGGAAAAATATTCTGTAGATGATGCTACTGACAATGAGATTAAGTCAGCTGCAGATGATTCTGGAATTACTGAGGGCAATAGTTATTATCTTGAAGCAAATAAAAGTGGAGATTCTTCTCTGCGTGACTGGTTTGGAAAAAGTAAGTCTAGTGATGGTAAACCTGGATGGGTTCAATTAGGAGGCAAATACTCAGGTAAACCCTGTGCCAAGCAACCAGGACAAACCACAAAACCAAAGTGTGGTTCTAGTAAAATGAAACGCAATCTCTCTAAAGATGAAGAACAAGCAGCGTTTCGTAGAAAGAATTCAAAAGATCCAAATCCAAATAGATCAGGGAAGGCAATTAACGTGAAGACTGAAGAATATATAACCTTACCACTTCAAGTAGAAGTTCCTACTGAAATCAGAGACTTCAATTTGGGACTCATGTTCCGTGAAAGTCTTGATATAAACAGTGGTATGCTTTTCATTTTTGATGAAGTTGCAGAACAGTCTTTTCATATGAGAGAGACAAAAATTCCTCTTGATATTGCTTTTATTACAGAGGAAGGTATTATAGAAAGTATTAAAAAATTAGAACCATTTGATGAAAGTTCAGTTGCCTCTGATGGAGAGGTTCTGTGTGCATTAGAAGTAAATCGTGGATGGTTCGCAGAAAACAATGTAGAAGTCGGTGACGAACTTGACATCGAAGAAGCAGCGGGAGAGAAAGACGCTTGCTATCACAAAGTCAAGTCACGTTATAAAGTTTGGCCAAGTGCATATGCGTCAGGAGCACTGGTTAAATGTCGTAAGAAAGGTGCTTCTAATTGGGGCAACAGCACAAAGAAAGAAGAAGCAGAAATTGGTGAAGCATGTTGGAAAGGTTATGAGAAGAAGGGTATGAAGACTATGTTTGGAAAGAGATATCCAAACTGTGTTAAGAAAACCAAAAAAGAAGAGGTTGAGATTACAGATGCATATGGAGAGACTTATGCTGTAATCCAAGATATTGTAAAACCAGAACCACTCAAACCAACAGTCAATCCTATTGACTATGAAACATATGATATTGATAAGATGACCGAGGCAGTAAGATTGCCTGCAAGAACTGGTAATCTTGTTGATACATATTTTAACTTTAGGGGAAAGTATTTTTCATTAAAGATGTTCTTCCCTCAAGTTTCTGTTCCAAAAAAATCTGATGTTCAAGATCAGATTAATAAAGTATATCCTGGCGCAAAACTGCAAAGTTACAGGGTAACAGACTATGAACCAGGGCAACCGGTTCTCCATGCCGAAGGCGCAGCATGGACAAAAAAATCAGGAAAAAACAAAAAAGGTGGACTCAACGAAAAAGGACGCAGATCTTATGAAAAGGAAAATCCAGGATCTGACCTTAAGCCACCAAGCAAGAAGGTTGGAAATCCCAGGAGGGCATCCTTCTGCGCTCGAATGAAAGGAATGAAAAAGAAATTGACTTCTGCTAAGACAGCAAGAGATCCCGATAGCAGAATCAACAAATCACTTAGAGCTTGGAACTGTAACTAATGAAAAACTTCAAACAATTTATGACAGAAAGCGTCACCATTCAAGGCGACTTTAATGGAACTCTCAATGTAGGATATGATCCTGTTCAGCAAAAAGTTGATGAGCAAAATCAATATCTTGCAGATGTAGTTTGGATGGGAAGTATCTATAGAATGAAGATTGAGAAAAAAGAATCTTTGAGACTTCCAACAACTCAAGAGTTGGCAGAACAACTTCAGGGAGAATATCCTGGAGTAATCGTTCAAAGAATTTATCCAGTAGAACCAAAACCAACTGTAAAAATTGCAGACGTTAAGAGATATCATCCAGGAAAATTAGAGTGGGTATAAATTATGGCTCAGTGGAATAAAATAAATCAAGACTATCTCAATCAAGAAAGAAGTCTCTTTGAAGTTTTTATATGTGCAGACCAGTTTGGCAATATTGGTGCTTGTGGAGGAAACACTCAGTTTGAATTGAATGTCTCTGCAGGTATTATGACAGAGATGGCAAATGTTCATAAGTTTGGTGCAGTAGTTTCTACGTCTGCAACTTATGATACTGTTTGGTCTGAAGCAGGTGTTTATGAGTTTCCGGAAACTGCTGGAACAATAACAGTAGTATCTACAAGTACTCAAGACAAATCAGTTGGAACTGGAGCATCGTCAATTGTAGTTCAAGGTCTTGATTCCAACTATGATGAAGTACAAGAAACTATATTATTAAATGGCACTGCAAATGTTTCTGGTTCTGTTAATTTTTTAAGAACACATAGAGCATTTGTTGACTATGGAAATACTAATGTAGGAAACATTACTGTTTCAATTGGTAGCACAGTAACTTGTGCTATTGCTCCTGACATGGGACAATCTCAAGTTGCATTTTATACTGTTCCTGCAGGAAAATCGGCATTTTTGAAGCAGTTTACAGCAACTCAAAATAAAAACCAAGAGAATGCTGTAAGAATGTTCCAAAGACAGAATGAAGATAGTGCAGTAAAACCATTTCGATTAGTGTCAGAACTAAATCTATATGGAAGTAACTTTATTAAACCATATAGTTATCCAGTATTTTTTCCAGAAAAAACTGATATTGAAGTAAGAGCTTATACAGGAAGTAACTGCACAGTTTCAACTACTTTTGATATTCTCGTTGCCGATAGTGCTTCTATTGGTATTGGGACTACTTAATAGGAGGCATCATGTCTGATAATGTATATCTTGGCAATCCCAATCTAAAAAAAGCAAATACTCCCATTGAATTTACTCAAGAGCAAATCTTTGAGTTTATGCGATGCAAAGAAGATCCTGTCTATTTTGCTAATAACTACATAAAAATTGTTTCTCTTGATGAAGGATTAACACAGTTTCATCCATATCATTTCCAAGAAAAATTAATTAACAATTTTCATGAAAATAGATTTAACATCTGTAAGATGCCCCGTCAAACTGGCAAAAGTACTACAGTTGTTTCTTATCTTCTTCATTATGCGGTATTCAATGACTCTGTTAATATTGGCATCCTTGCTAACAAAGCAGCGACTGCTAGAGAACTTTTAGGTAGATTACAAACTGCATATGAGAACTTGCCCAAATGGATGCAGCAAGGTATTATTGCATGGAACAAAGGATCTCTGGAGTTAGAAAATGGCAGTAAGATATTGGCAGCTTCTACGTCTGCAAGTGCTGTCCGAGGCATGTCGTTCAACATTCTCTTCCTCGACGAATTCGCATTCGTTCCAAACCATGTTGCAGACTCGTTCTTTGCATCTGTTTATCCTACTATTACTTCTGGTAAAAACACCAAGGTAATTATTGTATCCACTCCACACGGTATGAATCACTTCTACCGTATGTGGCATGATGCAGAGAAAGGTAAGAGTGAATATATCCCCACAGATGTCCACTGGTCTGAAGTACCAGGTAGAGACACTAAGTGGAAAGAGACTACAATTGCTAATACTTCAGAATCACAATTCAAGGTTGAGTTTGAGTGTGAGTTCTTAGGATCGGTTGATACACTAATCGCTCCAAGTAAATTGAGATCGATGGTTTATGATAATCCAATTAAACAGAATGCAGGATTAGATGTATACGTCGAGACTCAAAAAAATCACGACTATGTAATGACAATTGACGTTGCAAGAGGAGTCAATGAAGACTACTCCGCGTTTGTAGTTATTGATATTACAGAATTTCCTCATAGAATTGTTGCCAAGTATAGGAACAATGAAATCAAACCGATGTTGTTCCCTAATATTATCTACGAGGTAGCAAAAAATTATAACAGCGCATTCCTTCTATGCGAAGTGAATGACATTGGTGATCAAGTGGCATCAATTCTCAACTATGATTTAGAATATAAAAATGTTCTCATGTGTTCTATGAGAGGTAGAGCAGGACAAATTGTTGGACAAGGTTTCTCTGGTAAAAAGACACAGTTAGGTGTCAAGATGTCTAAGACTGTTAAGAAAGTGGGTTCTCTCAATCTTAAAACAATCATTGAAGAGGATAAACTTATCTTCAATGATTTAGATATTATTTCAGAACTTACTACGTTTATTCAAAAGCGCAATTCTTTTGAGGCAGAGGAAGGTGCCCATGATGACTTGGCAATGTGCCTTGTCATCTATGCATGGTTAGTTCAATCAGATTACTTCAAAGAACTTACTGATCAGGATGTTCGCAAAAGACTATATGAAGATCAGAAAAATCAAATTGAACAGGACATGGCACCTTTTGGATTTTTGAATGATGGACTTGATGATGATTGCGAAGTCGATGATAATGGTGACACCTGGTTCAAAGCAGATGAATATGGTGACAGATCTTTCATGTGGGAATACCGATGATGGATTTAGATGGACAAATACAACTTGGACATCTCCTACTTCAAGATCGAAAATGTAGAAGTTGTGGAGAAATTAAAAATCTAGTAGAAAGTTACTATAGAACAAGAAAAGACAGAGGTGCAGTTGCCTCATCATATTCATATGAATGTAAAGAATGTACAAGGATGAGAGTGAAGAAAAGTAGCAACTTGTGGGAATATCCAAATTGGTAGTTCACGTCATGTTTCCCCTGTGAAAGTGTTGCAAATTCTAAATATCTACAGACTAACTGAGACTTACGGAGAACTAACAAATGGCGACTCCTCAATTATCACCAGGTGTAATTACCAGAGAGGTTGATTTAACTGTAGGGAGAGCTGATAACGTATTGGCTAATATCGGCGCAATTGCTGGACCCTTTTCTATCGGCCCAGTCGAAGAAGCAGTAACCATCACCACAGAACAGCAGTTAATTAACACCTTTGGTAAACCACTCTCCACAGACACTCAGTATGAGTATTGGTTGAGTGCATCATCGTATCTTTCTTACGGCGGTGTCCTGAAGGTTGTTAGAGCTGACGGCGCAACTCTGAATAATGCAAACGCTGGTGTTGGTATTGCAAACACCACGACTCTTAAAATCAAGAACTTTGATGATTATCAGCAGAATCATTCGGGAGAATCAGTTGATTATACATATTCTGCTAAGAATCCTGGAAGTTATGCAAACGACCTTAAAGTTTGCACGATTGATGACGCTGCTGATCAAGTAATCGGCATCAACACAACAGACTTAGGAAATGCAGGCGCTAGAATCGGGTTTGGTGTAACCACCACAATCAGTGGCGTTCTTGCTGGAGCAGGTTCAACCTCCATAGTCGGCGGACATCTGAAGGCAATCATCACTGGTGTCAGTACTGATGCAACAAATGGTTCATCTACTATTGATGTCAAGATTGTTTCTAGAGTTTCTTCTGCAGGAACTGAAACTGCAATAACTTATGCCGAATCAGATCCACTCTCATCCATTGATACTGGAGATACGCTTAACTTTGTTAACAACTCTGGTATCACCACTGGACTTGTAGGGACTGCTGGAACCGTCACTGACTGGTACAACGGCCAAACCTTAGGACTCACCAATAGTACGATATTCTGGAGACAGATTGCTGCCAAACCAGTCACCAACTCGTTCTCTTCGAGTAGAAGCAGTAAGAACGATGCGATGCACATTGTTGTTATTGATGATGGCGGAAGCATAACTGGAATTCAAGGAAGCATCCTTGAGAAGCACATCAGTATCTCTAAAGCATCTGATGCAGTATCTGCAGTATCTTCTCCACAGAAGACATACTACAAGAACTATCTTGCACTTGCTTCTCAGTATATCTTTGCAGGCAAAAACCCATCCGGAGCCGCTGATACATATCATGGTTCAGAACCACTAGCAACTGGATTCTCCTCGGGATTCACCCCGATAACAACTTCTGCAGGACTTTGGGGACAGAAAACTCAAGGAATTACCTTTAACGCACTTGGTAACATTACATACACCTTTGGTGGTGGTGTTGACTATTCTGCAGTTGGTGGAATGGTTGCAACTCTAGGTAACTTGTCTACTGCATATGACTTGTTCTCCAATAAAGATGAGATTGCAGTTGACTTCCTTATCAATGGCCCTGGACTTGGCGCAGAAGATCTTTCGCAGGCGAAGGCAAATAAACTGATTTCGATTGCAGAATCGAGACAGGATTGTATTGCAGTTATTTCTCCATATAGAGAAACTATCGTTAACATCACAAGCGCGGCAGATCAGACGAATAACATTATCAAGTTCTTCTCTCCACTGTCCAGTTCTTCTTACGCTGTCTTCGATAGCGGATATAAGTACATGTATGACAGATTTAATGATTCTTTCCAATATATTCCAACCAACGCTGATGTTGCTGGACTAATGGTTAGAACGGACATCGAGCAGTTCCCATGGTATTCGCCTGCTGGACAGCAAAGAGGTGTTCTTAACAATGCAATTAAACTTGCATACAACCCTAACAAAGCACAGAGAGATTCACTTTACGAGGCAAGAGTTAACCCAATCGTTAATCAACCTGGTACTGGTATTGTCCTCTTTGGTGATAAGACGGCACTATCGTTCGCTTCTGCATTCGACAGAATCAACGTTCGTCGTTTGTTCCTGACGGTTGAGAAATCCCTTGAGAGTGTTGCTAACGCACAACTCTTTGAGTTCAACGATCAAATCACGAGAGCAAACTTCACAAACGTCGTAGAGCCTTTCCTCCGCGATGTACAGGCAAAGAGAGGACTCTTCGACTTCCGTGTCATTTGTGATGAAAGCAACAACACTGCTGATGTTGTTGATAATAATGAGTTTAGAGCGGACATCTTCCTGAAACCAACCAAGTCAATTAATTATGTCACTCTCACTTTCGTTGCTACCAGAACTGGTGTCAGTTTTGAAGAAGTAACTGGCAGAGTTTGATTGAACACATAATTAATTAACACGGAGTACAATTCTAAAATGGCAAACCTAAAGACAATCTCTCAGTTTAAATCCAGATTACAGGGCGGCGGCGCTCGCCCTAATCTGTTTGAAGTCAATATTAATGACTTCAAGTTTTCGGAATGGGATAATGAAACTTTCCAATTCCTTTGTAAGGCAGCACAGTTGCCTTCTTCTAACGTAACTCCTATTGAAGTTCCTTTCAGAGGACGCTCACTGAAAGTTGCTGGAGACAGAACCTTTGATGAGTGGACTGTTTCCATCATTAACGATGAAGACTTCAGACTCAGAACCTCTTTTGAGAACTGGATGAACGGAATCAGCAAATTGTCTGATGCATCTGGAGCAACTAACCCCAATTCCTACATGGGTAACGCAGTTGTTAATCAACTTGGTAGAGGTTACAATCAGGGACGTTTCTCTACTAATAATAGTGGAGATGGAAACAATGCAGGTGGTGAGACTGGTGTCGCACCACTGAGAAGTTACTACTTCGATGGTATCTTCCCAACTAACATTTCCCCAATCGACTTATCCTATGAGTCTAGCGATGTAATTGAGGAGTACACCGTCACATTCCAGGTTCAGTACTGGATTGCAGGTACCAATTCTACAAATGGTTCGCCATCTGATCAGAACGGTACTGTAATTGTTTGATAAATAGAATCAGGTAAAAGGTTCATATCAGAAATCATGGCGAAATTATTTGGGTTCTCTATCGAGGACAAAGACCCAAAGCAATCACCAGGAGTCGTCAGCCCCGTTCCTCCCAACAACGAGGATGGGGTTGATCACTATCTCTCTGGTGGTTTTTTTGGTTCATATGTTGATATTGAAGGAATTTACCGAACGGAGTTTGATCTCCTAAAAAGGTATCGCGAAATGGCACTACATCCTGAGTGTGATAGTGCTATTGAAGATATTGTAAATGAAGCAGTTGTTTCAGATTCTAATGACAGTCCTGTAGAGATTGAACTGTCAAATCTCAATGCTAGTGATGGCATTAAGAAAAAAATTCGTCAAGAGTTTAAATACATTCTTGACTTGCTCGACTTTGATAAAAAAGCGCACGAAATTTATAGGAATTGGTACGTTGATGGTAGATTGTTCTACCACAAAATTATTGACTTTAAAAATCCTAGCGCAGGTATTCAAGAATTACGTTACATTGACGCAATGAAGATGCGTTATGTACGTCAACAGAAGAAAAAACCAAACGATGGTAGAAATAATCAACTAGTAAACAGAAATGATAATCCTATGGATTATGATTTCCCAGAAATTGAAGAGTATTTTATTTACAATCCTAAAACTGGATATGGTGCAAACCCAATGTCCAGTGGAAGTCAAGGAATTAAGATTTCAAAGGACGCAATCACCTATTGCACATCTGGACTTGTAGATAGAAATAAGGGAACGACTCTTTCATATCTTCACAAAGCAATTAAGTCACTTAATCAACTAAGAATGATTGAGGATAGTCTTGTAATCTATAGACTATCAAGAGCACCAGAACGTAGAATTTTCTACATTGATGTTGGTAATCTACCTAAAGTAAAAGCGGAACAATATCTTCGTGATGTTATGTCTCGTTATCGTAATAAAATGGTTTACGATGCAAGTACTGGAGAAATTCGTGATGACAAAAAACATATGTCGATGCTTGAGG